GCAGAGCAGATCCAGTTCGCTTAAATCCACGGAGAAAAACAAACCAAATAAAACAATCAAATCAATAGAACATATGAGGGTAGTTTTTTTCATATAGTTAATCTGTCCAATGATCTGATTCTATGGTGTCTGAGGTGACATTCATCAGAGACCTATCATACCTTGAGATCCTGCCTGTTAACAACCCATACAGGCCTGTCACTCTTTTTATGTGATTATAATTCAATGGGGAAATGTAACGAGTAGTGTATGAATCAACCTCTCGTGGGACCAATTTCCCGACTCTTAAGTTAAACATCTGTAGTGCTCTGATCCAATTCCCGATATTAGCTAATTTATCTGAGATTCTTATATCCTTCGATTTGAAATCATCACTGTGTGAGTTCCATTCCAATGTCTTGCCTATCTCTGATTGATATCGAATTGGAAAAGAAGTCTTGCAGATATACTCCAATCTGCTGTTCAAAAGGACGTCCGAATAGACAATCGAAACCCAAAATAGGATCCCGGTCAATGCACTTGCCATTTTTGACAACCTATTGTCTGAAGGAGGATTGAACTTATTCTTTGTTATACGAACAGTGTCTAGCGTAAAATGTGAGATCAATGACATCAAAGAGAAAGCAATAGACAGGCCGGAAGCTTTACTAATTATCACCTCTCTACCCAGTTGGTGAGCAATTCCTGATGGAACTCCTGCAATTTGTAACAAAGTTTCTAAGTTTACTGCAGGATCAGGCATGAACTCATTAGGTATCCCCATTAAAGTGTCCAGGTTTGCCACCCTTTGCATTCTCATGAACTCTCGACTGTACTCTTGAAGAGAAAATAATTCTGACCAAGAATACTCTAGGGCATCCCAATCTGGGTACGGGGCATCAACTATACTCTTTAATTTTCTGCAAACAATGTAGATTTCTGACGTGAATGAACTACTGAATTCTGTCTGTACCCACTCGATAGATTCAAATAAACAACCGACTTTAGTGAGGAAATTTTGTTCTTCTTGGGAAATCGTGGTAGCGTATGTCTTGTAAATTAATGTCCCATTCTTGTCGAGCAATTGCGAAACAAATCGTCTGATCATATCTTCTATCTTGTTAGAAATGTTTATATCTCTTACCTCCATATCCAATACTATCAAATCAAGATTCATGGTGTGAGATCGCTTCAGTTGGACAAAATATTCCCATGTTTGTGGAGTACTCAAATCCGAAGGGTGTTCCCAGCAGTCTCGGGCGTTCACGCATCTAGTCAATCCCTTGGTGACAGTCTCTAAGGCACTTGGAGGATCTGGAGATGTCCCTTTCATGGAGTATCCATCAAACTCGAGTATACTATTGAATATAACTCTGATTCCTGGAAAATACCTTAGGGTGGCAGCAGTCATCCCTCCTGAACCATCTCCCCCGCACAACGCGTCTCTGACTCGGAACTTATATCCTTCATAAATAGATCTTATTTTGTAATGTCCTCCTGTTGGTAATTGACCAAGTCGCAATCCCGATATGGATGGGTTCTGTATTCTAGGAGGTACTCTTAGTGATTTCTTGCATCTCTTGATTGAGTAAAGGATAGGATTGCGATATATTCGGCCGCATATCTCTTTGCCCCATTTTGTATTTATTGTTTCTGACAGTTCTTTGGGTATTCCAAATTTGCACGCATGTCTCACCTCTTCCTCACATATCAAAAGTTGAGATGACAAAAACTCCATATTTGCCTCAGTCCAATTCTCTTGCGATCTGAGGATCCGAGATAAACCGCTTAGCTTTCGAATATTGGTTCTGTCTGCCTGAGACAGTGTCGGTTTATACAAGCACTTTAGGATCTTGGTTGACAACGCAAATGGACCTGCAAATTCTATTGTCATCAAATCAGAAAACAACCACAAATCTTCCAAATCCGATTTATATCTACCAAGCTCGACACTTTTGCACTGGAATTTTAAATAATTTCTTATGGCAGATCCCATATCAGATGAGGAAGTTGGATAGGATGTAGGAATTTTGTGTGGTATACTCGCCAGCTCTGCTCTTATAGGTCCCTCCCTGCACAGGTTTGTGAAACTGCCTGCTGAACTGATTTTGTCTATGAGGTAAATCAATCCTCCATAAATAGCATTTGCAGGTTTGATCAAAGAGGAAACACTTCTCCGGTGGATGACTTGACATGCGCTGGCTCGAACCAATCCATCCATGATACCTTTCAGAAATCCTTTTCCTCTTAGTCTTTTCTGTATGCTGACTGGAAAGATAGAACTGTCTTCTGATCTGTGAGAAGATTGCCCGACCAAATCTCCGTACAAAAAGCCAAGTGTTCGACCTACGTGATAAGATTTCTCAGAGGGAGATAAGTCATCCCATTTTCCCACCATCGGTTTGAGTTGATTAATGGACAGTCCCCATGATCCGGATCCGTTTCTCCAACTTTCTAAAGTGTAATGCATGTCCTTGCACCTAAGAGATCTTGGACTTTCGAGAGTTGGTTCATCTATGGTCCTTATACACTCTCGACAGGTCACATGATAATGCACTGTATTAGAGCATTCTGTACCGAGCAATAGCATTGTACTACTTATTTGTGAGTATAGTAGACCGGCTTGAAACATGAAATCATAATTTTTTGTCGCGAATTCGCTCATAGTGTCAGTGGTGGACATCATCCGCGTTAGAGCAGCGGGACTCTGGGCACAAAAGCCACTATTACTGACCCTGGACGTGGAAAATCTATGCAGAGCAGATCCAGTTCGCTTAAATCCTGATAATGAAGTATCCCAATTTTCTCCTGTAAGCGCGGATATGTTTGAGAGAATACTGTTTGCCAAATTCGAACCTGGCTCCACAAACCAATGGATCGCATCTCTCAGTCGGGTCGCTCTCCTTATAATTGGAACTTTACTCTCTTTCTCCCATGGTTGAAAAACAGATGTTGATTCCATAGTTTTTGAGCCCAAGTATGCAGGAAGCGGGCCTCGAGAGTCCAATACATCCTTTAATCCTTTCGAGCAATGAACTGAGATATAGTCACATGAGTTGTTGTCACAACACTTACTCTTGCAAGTTTTTACAACACCTCGTCCATGCATTTCTAACGGGTGAGGAACGGTTGTACCAAGAACTCTTCGTCTCCAAGACCTCTTCCTCAGTAGATCTGCCTGAGTCGATGAACATTTCCATATTGAGGCACACGTGTCTACAGATGAATAGGAACCAAGATGAGATAGGGAAGAAATCTCACTTTTAATCACAAGTTCGTCAATTTGATCACTCAGATAATCTCGAAATACATTTCTGATAGTTCGTGAGTTCTGGAATAGACTAACTACACTTGAGGCAACTCCCATGAATGTTCCTGATTTAAACTCACTAAGGAAACGAGGAAACAAAGGATCAATACTCCACAGAAAGTTTCTCAAAGATTCATCTTCTGTGTGTATGTATGACACAGCGTCCTTTACAATCTTGTTACCGATATCATTTCTTTTTAAAAGTAAGTTCTTTTTTATCTCTGTTTTTAGCATATTTGCAGGACTCATTCCAACTGATATATTCAATGCTGTGGGATCCTCCAGTAACTTATCAATATGGCTTTGTCGGAAAATAGCTATCTTGGGATTTCCAAAAGATACCGCCAATCTTTTGATCAATGGATTTATTGTATTGTCATGCACAACTTTCCAGAAAGAGAGCCCTTCAGTGACAGGATCCGGGAAGCTTCTGATTAAAAATCTAGACAATGCAGTCCCGCATACTCCTCCTAAAGACGGATCCAAGTACAACATTGCTACTCGGAATGCAACTGAATGCAAACCCGGTATTTGTTCTTCGAATTTCCACAATGAAGATCGTATTGCAGGATCATGCATCGTTAGAAGCATTTTGGCAAAAGTCCCAAAATAGTTAAATTGAATCATGGCATTCAAAGGATGAACATCAAAATGCGCAACTGTGAGCGCATTAGTGGAAACTGAAGACATTAAGTTTGCGCAGGTAGGCAACTGATCATTTGTCACACATGTTACCCGAGACCATCTTTTAGTTTCTAACCCTCTAATGACACCTCTGAAAATGGGAACTTTCCCATAATTCAAATAATCAGCTGATTGCATAGTCTCGTCCTGGTTTATCAAGAGTCCTAATTTTCCAGTTCCGTGTTCAATTGCCTCCATGATGAAATCGTTATTTAATTTCATTTGGAGCAATGCAGATCGTAGTTCATGGTCAGTTCGATGTTGTTTTGTCTTGTATTGAGTACAGATTACTTGATTATCACCCTGTGCCAACACCTTCACTGCGGTATTTCTGATCTTGGATTCTCGCTGGATAACCAATAGGTTCAAAATACTCCATCCCTTTTGCCTCAAGCCCTCCAAACCTCCTGCCTGTCCGTTCCAACATACCCGCTGATTGCTGTTATTGACTAATGAATTTCCTTGCACTTTCATCAAATCTGGTCTCCCATTGTAATATATCAGACTTTTTTCAAAGAATTCATGAGTCCTGGATATAAGGTTAGGAAATCCCAAGAACTGACCCATGACACGGAAAACAGGTCCATTTGACTCTTTTCTCTGATGATTGTTCCATTTCTCATAATCAATGTGATTAGCCAGACATATTGAAGAATAATCGTTGAGACCCTGACCTGATGAACTCTCCATCATTTTTTTGATCACAGCCGTCATATCATCTGCCATAGTCAATCCATGAAATAACGGAACAAAGTGTGTTTTAATCAAATACTCAGTAATTACAAAGTATTCCCGTAATCTCCAAGACATTAACGAAAAGAATCGACCTGCGATCTTCAACTCCCTTTCCTTCCCTTTGAGTCCAATTACCAGATCATCTTCCGGCAATCCTTCTTTATCGACCATGTCCAAGAATTCAATCCAATTTGTTGCAGGGGATGCGATCATCGTCTGCAATACTTTTTTGCTGGGGATGACAGTGTTTGGATTTTTCCTTACATGCTCCAACACAGATCTCCTGTTCATTGAATGACTTTTGTCTGAGTAAATGATAGAAGGATCTATCAGATCCGGAATATCATAACACTGAACAAGTGGTAATTCATGCCAATGATCTCCGAAGTCTTGTATGAGAGCGGGAGTAGGCCATGTATTCTCTTTGATATGGTTGTAGAACAAATGGGACGGTGGAACGCTATTAAAATCAACACTCCAACGTTTCTTTTCATTGAATTCCTTTGTGAGTACAATTCTAGCCAAATCACTAGCCAAAGCATTCGCGTACTCTGTGTCAATTGTCTTTTTCATTGTCACTTGAGTGTGGAGCTTCTTTAGTCCCTGAAAGTAGTCAATGAAAGGATGCCCCCAATGTCTGAAGGAGCCATAAATAACAAGAACACTATCGACATCTTTGCATTCATCTATTAGATGGAACAAGGTATCTATGAGATGACTTTTGCTCTTCAGGTCCCTCACTGTGTTCTCGATATGTCCTCTAAAATGTGGAAACTCTGGGATCATCGGTCTGTATTCCCGTGCCAAGTCCGACAGTCTGAGGTTACATATTGGTTCAACCATTTTGATCAGTTCATAACCATCGTTTCCCAGATCTTTTATTATTTTGTCTCCTGTTTGATACACTCGAACCAAGAATCTGATATGACTCTCTGTGAACTTGTGATCTGATCTATTGATCATCGAGAGCATAGTTTGCATCCGACCGATAATGACATCTTTCATCATGAGTAAAAAGTTACGATCCATTAAAATCTTCTGATCAGGAAGTATCAAAAATTGATTGGATATATATACTCGACCCAGAGTAGGAACTGTCATGCATAATTTATCACCGGACAGCTTCACTTTGAATGTAGACAATAAGTTCTCTCTTTCTCTGATTGTTGAGGAATTCATTAACAATGTGATCTTATGGAGATCGAGGAATTTTTGACACACTTTTGCCGCTCTTATAAATGATTCTGAATCTTTGGACTGGTATTTTATATCCAATCCAACCCATCCTTTGACGAATGCCCTAACAACCTCAAAAGTCTCCTCTGCCTGTTTGTCGACATCTTGTAAGAATTTCTCACCTTGCTGATATTGGTGCTGATCAAACAACAACCAATCTCCAAACCAGTTGTGGAGCTTATCAGGGTCTTGCAGCTCTACTCCCAATTCTCTTATTAACTCAATGGTTTGACTCCAATTCTTCTTGGCCCACATTCCCGGAACACTCTTACCTCTTGATCTGTACAGTAGGTACAGAATGTCATCACGAATCAGAGGTGAATTCAAGTTATAATCAACAGCATTGAGTCCTTTGAATCTTCTATCCTTATCTACTTTATTCGTTTTAAAATTGTCCTCATCCTCATATGACTCAAATAGGTCCTCTGGTTCAATCATCGTGATGACTGTTAGTTTTTTTCATACATTTGTGCAGTATAATTTGTTTATTACATAAACTGTGCTTCCTATCTCGGCCGATATGTGGTTGGTTGATACGGCCCGATCTCTTGTAACTCAATATCTTTCTCGATTTTTCTTTTCCTCCTTAAAGATCTGCAAGTACCTATGCATTTCAAAACAGTGAACACAATCGTGATCAGTAATACTAATCCGACTATGCTCATAACAGTCTCTTTCCAATTAGCAAACCAACCCTCAATTAACTCGATAGGATTTTTTGATACCCCAGTGTCTCCATAATAAACCTGCTCTGAGTTGGGTAAGATACCACTGGCATCCGGGATCTGAGGATGATCAATAGGTCCAGCCTCACTCAGCTCCTGTAAATCCTCATCTACTAACCCTGTCCCGATTATATACAACGGGAACTTGAAGTCTTTCGGTGTCTTAAGCAAACCATTGGGACCGATTTCATTTGATCCAAATGGGAACCACTGATCCCATAATGTTTTCTGAGCGGCAGTGGGATCAAATCTACTTCCTTTCAGGTCCTTCAAGACAGGTCCATCTATCCAGGTCCTGACATATCGCACATGGGCAAAATGTAAAGTCCCGTTTATTACGGTGTATGCCAAACCTTTGCCGGGGGACCTAGCGGATAGATAACTTAGGTCAACGGCACTGAGAGGTTCTTTGTTCTGAACTTTGTCCCATGTCGACTGACACAGTGCATAATCCAACATTCTCTGAGTCTCCCATGCTATAGTGTTTGCTCCATCTGAGTTCAGTGTTGATTTGACTTCCAAGCCATCAGGACACGCAGGAAATACTGTTCTGACATCTGTTGTCTTGATTCGGTTGTCATAAAAGATCCCAAGCCATTCTCCATTTGGGAGTCTCAACCCTTCCTTTGAACAATATGTCATTCGACAGATTCCTGTTCCTGGAACGTGAGGGTGATAAGCACTGTGTAAACTGATGGTCTCTTTCGTGACTGCACCCTCTGACGGATATGTTGCTGTCACTTTTATCTTTCTAAAAGTCTGAGCACAGATATCCACAATCTTCTCATCTGCTGGCAACCACACTGAGGAATTATGGAGTGTTTCACAATAATTCGTGGTGCACTCTCCCCCCGGAAATATCGGGTCAATCCACTTTCCTCGATAGTCGTCAATTCCCACATGATGTGGAGTGATCATAACAACTTTTTGTTCAGAGTCTGTGATAGTGGCGTATCCACAAGATGCAGGAGGAAAACCAGGATTGAACAAAGTTCCTGCCTTGTATCGGGCGAGTGCCTCATGACAGTCTACCTGAGCTGGTGTCAAATCGTGGATCGAGTGTGTGACGTATTTCGGCCCGTACCATCTGAAGTCACATGTGGTAACCCATTTTGCTGCGTGACATAGATATCCATCTGACTTGGTCGGGGTCACACCAATTGGAACATCCGCAGACAGTAAGGTAGTGCTGACTCTTCTCTCGAACTCCATTTCGGCTGACTGAGGACAGTATCGAGATGTTTTCAAGTAGGGCAACCACGCCGCATTGTTGAATTCTGGGAATACGATTTGGAAGCTACAAGCGACATATTGTACACTACACAGGCAAATAGCCGCGAGCACAATTTTCGAACTCATGATGAGTTCTGTTAGTTTTTTTCATATTTAGGTGAGCTGCAGAGAATACCCAGTGAAGTGCTAATGAATGATTGATAGTCAAGTTGCACTCCTTTAAAAATTAATAAGATTTACTGATGAACCATCCATTTTCGGGAGATACTTTCAAATCCAGATTAAACATTCTCCCAGCTGTGATTAATTCCTTATGATCCAAAAATACTGGACTAGAGAATAACCCTTCGAGATTATCTACAGTGTCTGTAATTCCGACAGATATTCTGACACTGATAATCCCTTGATTGTCTCTTGTGCTCCATTCTCTTGTGAACTGCTCTGGCACATACATCATCGGTGGAATGATTCCAAGACTATGCAAAATCAAGCATCTCCCTTCACTCTCACCGTTGTATTCAGGGGCATTTCCATCCATCAAAGAATGAGGGCTTACTTTCAGTTTTTTCAGAGTAGTCAATATTATTGCACGATAAAAAGGCTTTTTCCCCAAGAACCCTTTATAATTATTCTCCCAAGCAGACAAATTTTCTGCTGCATCTAAAAAACTTACGAATGGTTTCTTCGCTCTAACCTGGATTGTGCATTTGTACTGTAGTTTCACAGAGGCCAATCCTGAATAATAATTGAATTCCATATCCTCTGGTTCCAATCCAAAGAACGGAGCAGACGGATCAAATTTGGCTGCTTCCGAGTAAGTGGGAGGATTGTCCCATTCCATTTGGGATCCATGGTTGTTATTGTTCTTCTTCTTCTTTTTTGATTTTTTTTCCGGAGACTGTGAATTCTTATTGCTTCCCCAAAATTTACGAATTCTGTTCATGATGGCTTCAGAGTTGACCTCTGTTAGTTTTTTTCATTCAGGTCACATAGGTAAGGTAGGATCTAGTATGTACTTAGTTCTCATCCGATTAAAGATCCCCTTCCTTTTCAATCCTGCAATGAATGCATCTTTTAACATAGGAGATCCGCTATTGCAATATTGTAGAGCTGCCTCTTGAGATCCAAAGAGCTTCGAGAGTGTGGTCTTGTAAGACGGTAGATCAGGATCTAAAGCCTTTACTTCTAGTATAATCTCCACCGTCTGCTTCCAATTAACTTTTTCCGGAGTAGGAGGGAGACCAAGACTGCTTTCGGATGAATTGTCAGTAGGAGTCCCAAACCGACTGTCTGGACTAACAAATTCCTTTAGTTCTAACTTCAAACTCGGGCTGGACGGTCTTTTTGGTTTTTCTTCTATAAGCACAATGCCGTCTGACGTTTGCCCTAACTTTAGTCGATTCAAGTCCACATGATGAGATATGTCTAGCAGTGCTTGAATTCCTTGAACCCATTGAGTAAACTGAGCATCTGTTAAACCTTCCGGATGCATCATGTCAATCCTGATGTTACCCTTAACGACTTTCTCCGTTAAAGCAGTCCAAGGTTTTTTGTCAAAATTGACCTCAAATTCATCCTCATTAAGATCAGAACTTTCTGCATCCTCATAAGGATTGACATCCACCTGGCCTCCTCCTTCCTCATCCGTTTCGTCCTCTTCAGACGGTAGCATATGAGCCAGAAAGTATGACGGCTCCTCACTTAAAACCAAAGTAACCTTCTTTTCTTCTTGACTAGTGCTGTCTTCAATATCATTTATCTCCTCCATAGTTTTCTCCAGATTAGGATAATTTTTGAAGGTCTCCAACAGTCTCGACATCTCAATGATCTCTGTTAGTTTTTTTCATATTTCATCAAAGAATTTCAAACGATTGAAGAATGTCAATTCCCAAAATAGGATTTGGCATAAGCTCCTATCGTTTTCATTCTAAGATCTGTGAGTCCATGGACAGCTTTTCTGCCAAAGTGCTCCATATCTTTGGTTGGGACTTGACCAACGTCATCCCACCAGGCCATCCAGTCAACCACATTCCTCCCAGTTGGAGGTTCTTGAGACAACTCTAGGGCATCGTCATCATCTGCTGGCTCTCTGGTGTATTTTTTGTTGTTGATTGCGAATCTTTGAGCCAGATCGGCTGACCTTCCAATTGCATAAGCAAACAGCTGAGATGCTTTCGTGAGTTCTTGATATGGGATATCATCTGGAACTCTCGCATTTTTTGCCCTTGTGGATTGGATTAATAGAGCTGTAAGCTGTCCCCAGAAGTGAAAACATGGATTTTTGACTGATGAATAGGGAGACTTAGTAGACAGCCCCAAGTCTATCAGATAAGGCATGTATGAGTCAGCCTTGTCAATCTCTTGACCAGGAGTCATCATTCTACATACCTCATCCTCAACCGGTTGATTAAGAACCCAAGTCATAACATCTCCCACACTCATTCCTGATACTTTCACTAGATGAGCCAGGGTGGTCAGGGCCGCACAATCCTTGAACCTGGAAACAATTGTTCCATATCTGAGGCTAGCTTCTTCGTGCTTTTTAAAATGGTGAAAGAACATGTCTATCGCAGCGATTAGTTTCAAATAATTTGGGTCATTTCCCCACAGATTGTAGAAATCATCCGACTCGCTGACCAAGTCTTCTGCATTGATGTTCCTAAGCTTACACTGCATTCTCAAACCATTCATCAGATTTTTCCTGTACTCCTCTTGTGTTGCTCTCCCCACCCTGTACAACCCTAGTATTAACATGGGAAGCCATGTGTCATCATTGGCAGTTCTGTCATTGCTAGCCTTGCCATCTGGGATGACTCCAGTGTATTCTTGGACATCCAATGTGTCAAAAATTCTCATTGTAGTTCCCTTTGTTGCAATAGGAACCTTAAAACTGGTCCAATTTTCTTGAACATCAGCTTGGATGTTTTTTAAGGTTAAATACAAGTAGGCATTGATGTGACACACGTGAACGTCTGCGGCCTTCAACCCTTCGTAAACATGTTGCCGAACACTGTCTAGTGGGATCCTAGTCGGGATGAACACCTTAACTTTTCCCGGATTGTGTACAAAGTAATCAGAGGGAAACTCCACAGGATCCTCACTGGCTGGGAGTGTTGCGGTCAATGACCCTCCAGTGGCAATCTTTGAAGTGTAACAGACATAATGACTTCTGTATCATCCGACTCGCTGACCAAGTCTTCT